CCGTGCCAGTGAGACCCATAGCTGCTCCAACTTCAGGCGCTAACTCAGGGGCATATACGGCAACAACAATAGGCGCAACTTTCTTTGCGTCAGAAACAAGGTCGCTAGCCGTTGATTTGAGACCAGAAACAAGTCCACTAAAAAAACCCATTATGCAGCTCCCGTCATTTTTTCAGCAACTTTGCCCAGAGCAACAAAGAACGATAGTGCGCTGTAATCTATCTTCTGGCTCATCTCCCCAGGCTCAATCAACTTGTAATCCACAAGCTGTTTGACAAACATGGGATACAACGCCTTGTCTTTGACAGCGCTGTGGGCTAATTTGCCTAAGTTAACAATGATTGCAGGGTTTACCCCACTAGACTGAATAACCTGTTGCAATTTTTGAGAGGCTTGTTGAACTTCTTGTTGTGTAGGCATTAAAACACCCCCAGTGCTGCTGCAATTTGCGTGTGAATGTCAGAGTGAACGCCCAGCCAATCATAAAAGTCATCTTCTACGTTGAAGTCAGCATCTAACAATTGAAAAGGATTGTTTAGGCTAAGAATGTTAGCCAAAGATTCGTGCATCTGATTGTGAATCAGCAACCAATCGTCAATGTTTGACGGGTCAATTTCTTCAATAGGATAAAAGGGCGTGACAAACCCTTTTCTATTTAACGTTTGAAAAAACAATTGATGCTGCGTGTAGTTCTCAAACGCAAAACGTCCTAAACCCTGCACATCTCCAAACTCAACATAAGATAAGTCATCCTGATTCATGATTTATCTGCCTTGGAGTCTAGCTTGTCAAATATCTGTTTCAGAATGTCTTTGACTTCTTTGATGTCTTCTTTGTAATCGTCTTTCTGGACGTACTCTTTGGGCAACTCATTGAGCTTGTCTTCCAACTTTTGAGTGCGCTGCATTTGGTTTGTGAAAACCCACACCGCTAGAAATCCAGCAATGCTTACAACGACATTGAAAAGTTGTTGGTTGTCCATGTTAAACAGCGTAATAAGGGATTTTTACGTTTGTTCCGTTCAGGTTAACCGTGATGTATCCAGCGGGTACAAGAGGTAAGCTGGCAGTGGCAAACGTAGCGTTGGCAGACGTTGGCTGATTGAGCGTGTTGATTGTGACCGTGTTGTTGGCGTTCAAAGTCATCGCATCTGTTGCTGAATTATTGGCAACAAAGTGCGTGGCATTAGCCCCCAGTGTCCCAACAACGAGGTCAACAGAACCGCCGTACAAATACACCACGTTGGCGTTGTAAAACCGACCAGACCCTGAGAAAGTGCTGGAAGTGATACCAAAGTCACCGTAAGCAGAGCCTGTGTCGTTTACAATAGCAAAGTCACTAGAAGCGGCGTTACCGTTGCTAGTGTTTTGCATGACAATTTGAATGTAGCTGTTAACGCTGTTGGCGTAAGACGCAACAATACCTGTGTCGGTATAAGACAAATTGCCATAAGAAAATGCTCCAGCTCCAACGTTAGCCGCAATGTTTCCAGTTGAGATAACGCTGTTTGCGGTTACTTTGTTTAGCGTTGCATTACCGCTGTTAATTGTGACGTTGCTATAGGTGACGTTGCTTTCTGTGCCGCCAGTGATGGTGACGTTGCCGCTAGAAAGGTTTGCAAACGTACCATTTCCAGAAGACACCGTGACGTTTGTCAAAGTTAGGGCGTTGATTGTGGAAATAGTCGAGCCTAGAGAGGCAGTTGTATTGCCTAAAACTACAGAGCTGTTTGTCAGGTAACTGTTAGGAAAGGTTGCCTGAACGCTTGTAATGTTGGCATTAGAAAAAACAGCGTTACCAATTGTGCCGCCAGTGATAGCAACAGCGTTGGCATTCTGAGTTGCCATAGTGCCCAAACCCGTCACGTTTGCGGCGGGAATAGTTGAGCCTGTCAGGTTAGAAACAACTGTGCCGCCCGTGATGGTAGCGTTTGAAATTGCGACGTTTGCAATGTTTCCGCTAATAATGTTGACGTTATTAAATTGAACGCCGTTTTCTGTTGTGCCGTTAATGATGACGTTGTTGAGCGTCAGATTTCCTAAAGTCGTAATAGTGCTGCCAGCAGTAACAACCGTGTTACCCAGCGTTATTGGAAAACCAGAACCTGCACTACTTACCGTCTTTAGCATGATTAATCTCCGTCACCTGGCGTGATGTAAATGGTTGCTGTACCCGTGGTTGCATTTGCCGTGAAATAGGCATTGGGTGCAAACGTGATGATTTCATCCGTACCAGGCAACAAAGGCAAACAATTGCTCTGAGTTGTGACGGGCACAACACCACCTGCCGATGCCAACGCAGATGTCTGACCAAACCCAAGAATAACGGTCACAGTGCCGCTATTGATGATTCGATATTGATTGCTACCCAACGTAGTAGAAGTTACTTGAACGGGCGCAGGAGCTGTTGTAGTGGCTGAAATGACCACGGTGTTTCCGCTAGGGGCAAAAGGTGCGCTTACACTCATTTTGTCACCCAAGGTAAAGCAGGAGTTACAACTGTTGGCGTTACCAGCAAAGCAATTTGAGCATCCAAATTAGCTTGCAATTCAGCAACTTTTTCTGTGCCCATTGCAGCTTGCAACCATCCAATTACTTCTGTTTGCGTCAGACTTGCATAAGCTGTGAAAGGTGAACCAGCGGTATATGTAACACCTTGTGAACCGTACACAGTTGCATTGTGCGTACCATCTGTGCCGTTGACACGCCAATGAATCGTGTTGACCACGTTGGTCTGACCTTCTGCGCTAGGAGCGCAATCAAGTGCGTCAATTACCCATGTGTATGTGTTTGCCATGATGTTTCCTTAGAAGCCAGCTACGCCAGCGGATTTGAGTTTAGCTTGCAAGTCTGTGATGGTTGCGTTGAGTTCTTGGATGGCTGCTGTCAGCGTTGCAACCAAGAAGCTGGTGTCAATTCCTTGGTAAACAGGGTTTCCGTCAGCGTCAACAGCGTCTTTTGCACCTGTCACCGCATCAGGGCAAACTTCTTGTAACTCATGAGCAATAAAACCTTGACCGTCAGTCCCACTTTCTTTCCATTTGTAAGTTACTGGTTTAAGTTGAGCAACTTTAGATAATGCGCCCGTCATTGGAGCTACATTTTCTTTCAAACGGTAATCTGATACTGATGTGTAATTCGTTCCTGTTTGGTTTGCCGTAACAATATAACCAACCAAAGAACCTGCATCGTTATAAAACGCATTGAAATACGAATTATTAGAACCGTCTTTTGTTGATTTGTATTGAGCGCAATAAGCACCAGCAGTAGATTGATATGAAGCAAATCTTGTTGTAGTTGCCGCGCTTGTAGTCCCCACCAGCAAGTTACCGCTGGAGTCGATGCGCATACGTTCAACACCGTTAGTAAACGATGCAATGTAATTTGCTCCAGTGGATTGAATCTGCATTGGAACTGCCGATGCAACTACGTTCATAACGCCTGTGCCAGCGCTTAAATAACCATAAGACGTATTAGCTTGTTTGAGTCCAATAACGGCAATATCAGATGCACCGTTAATTTCTAAAATGCCTCGACCAGCACTTGCAAAAGAAAATGAACTTGTACCAATACCTACGTTTTGACTTGTATCAACCGTAATGGCAGTTGTAGCATTAGATTGAATGGAAAAAGAAACGTTTGCCGTTGAACCTACAACGTTTGCACCAACGTTTGCCAGACCATTCAAAATAGTCACTGTATTACCAAGTGCAACTGTTGTATTACCAATAGTTACGGGCGTGGCAAAGTTTGTATCCAACTGATTAAGTGGGATAGATGTTGTTGCATTAGCAAAAATATACGGTACACCAGACATTTAGAACCTCACTCTCAATTCGTGTTCAAACTCAAACGTGTTGATGACAAACGCAGGATTGCTTGATGTCATTGTCAACCCCAAATACTTGCCATATTGTTGTGCGTCAGACTTGTACAAGTAATATCCAGTTTCAAACAACCAATTGATGGTTGCACCAGAATTATTTGTCCAAATCACGGCTTGACCAGAGTTGTTGTACCAAGTTACAGACCCGTTTGATAAGGTGTATGTTGGACTAGAACCACTCTCGCTGTCAACGGTAATGTTGAACGTACCTGCCGATACCAACGTTGCTTCTACAGCAAATTTTAAGGCTTGTTTAGTGCGAATAGGGTCGCCCATATCCTGCAAAGCCGTTTGAATGTAGCTGTTGATGTTGCTGGACGTATTTGAGTACAACTGATTCAACTGGCGGCTTGTATCTGTGCCGTACAAATTGATTTTTCCTGACACTGGCGCAGATGTGACGTACTGAATCGGTTGCACCTGGCTTGTGATAAACCATTTCTTTTCAAAAAACACCGCTTGGATGTAACGTGAGCCGCCAAACCCATAAGGACACGACGGACTGACGTAAAAGTTAAACACCGCACACAAAATGTTGTTGAGCAGTGTCTGACCCGCTGTAATTGGCTTTGTAAAGTCAATGTAAGGGAAAATACCGTCTAGGGGGTCTGATATTTTGGTGGTTGTAGACCCGACAAGGGCGTACACCCCGTAATCGTTCATGAAAAGCACAGAACGGAAGTACGGGAAGATGGCGTAAATGCGTTTAGAACCGATAGAAGCAGAAACGTTGGTGTTGGTGAACACCGTGCTGCCCGTGGAAGTCACTTGCAGGTTAGAGAAAACGTTGATGCTATCGTCGCCAAAGATGTACAAGAAGTTGTTAGCCGACAGCAGGGCTTGAATGTTGCCGTGCAGCGTTGAGTCTGACAAATTGAACGCCACAGCAGACACAGAGCTAAAGTCAGTGGGGGAAACAGCGCTAGAAGCGTAAACAGTACGCCCAGCAGCCACCCAAACACGCCCTGAAAAGGTTGCAACGTCCACAATTCCGTTGGTGTTAACCACCGCTGTAGCGGTTGCATTAGCCGTTACGTTGCCAGAATAGCCGTTTGCAAAGCTCACAGTAGGCACTGACGTATAGCCAGAGCCAGGATTGTTCATAATGACCTGCGTAACAGCGTTTCCAGACACGATTGCCGTGGCGTTTGCCCCAGAACCGCCACCACCAGAGAAAGTCACATAAAACGTGCCGTTTGCACCATATCCAAACCCGCCGTTAGTCACTTGCACCGCCACTGTGCCCGTTTTGAACGTGGTCAACTGAGCAATAGCGGCTGCACCCGTGCCACCACCGCCCGTGATGGTCACTGTAGGTTGAGATGTGTATCCACTACCCGTGTTTGTCAGGCTAATTGCCGTGACAACGTTGGATGTGATGGTCGCCACAGCCGTTGCCTGAACGCCGTTGGTCTGATTAGGCGCTGAAATCTTGACGCTGGGGGCAGATGAGTACCCAGAGCCTGGGTTTGTGATGCCGATGACCGCTACAGAGCCAATAGACACCAAATTACCGCCATCCCACTCATAAAGACCGTTTACAGGGTCTCCAATGAACATATTGGTGTTTTGATATTGCGCTGCACTGACACCAGATGCAGAAAACGTGCCAGCAGTGGCAACGTTCCCAAAAGCCTTGGTATTCAGGTCAAAATATTCCATTCGACCATCTGTTTCAGAAGCAACAATGTAGTCATCCTGAATATTTACGGATGTCAGGTAACTTACGGTGTTAGAAAAGACTACCGTTGCGTTAGCGCTGTTGGTAACGTATGACGATTGCGGCGTGATACGCAAGTTGCCAGAGCCAATAGGCATAGCATTTTCTAGCCAGTAGAACTCATCTTTTTCAATAGCCGTGCGGTTGGCTTTGGTATCAATTCCCCTGAATTGTTTGATGACCGCATAGCTTTTCTTTTGCTCTGCTGATGCCATTCTTAACCTCCACTGCTATAGGGGTTAGGAATACGTCGTGTATACGTTGAATTCAGGATGTTGAGTACGTGCTTGTTGTACTCTTGCTTGAAAATCTCTGCTTCACCGTAGGATTGTTCGTAAAACTTAGCTTTGTAAGCAGCGTAATACTGCACAGCCGTGCTGTACGGGTCAAGAATTGAATCAGTAGCGGTAGGCGTACTCAAAGAC